AGACCAACACTTGTACCACCTCGACCAAACTCTCTGCGTAGTCGTAGTCCTTGCTCGGCTTGTGTCTTAACTCCTTTTGGTATCGAGAAATCCAAGTCATCGTACTTTCCTTTTTTATAGTTTCCACTTACGCCTGTGTCTCCATTCCGACCAACACCAAGACTATCTAAATCTATCTCCGTATTGAAGACAAACTGTCTTATATCCGATACATCAGACTCTAGGATATAACTATCTATCTGTTCTTCTGTATGTTCTTCTCCGTATATATCAGTAAGTGAATCATTTGTATTTATTGCGAGGTTTTTCTTAGAGCTTAAAGGGTGGTTACTTGGCAGAAGGTCTGTATCGTAAGGCTTACGCTTGAACTTTCCATTCTTAAGAGCGTAGAGTAAACCATTGACTCGGGCTAAAGCCCATTGGTCTGAAGATGTAACTGTAGGTCTAACTGAACTTGGATTAGTATTGTATGCACCCACTCCCCTATTAAAACAAGATGTTAACATTCTAAGCGTTGCCCTGTATCTAGGGTCTGTATCGTTATGGTCTTTGACCTTCTTTTCAAGTATCTTTCGTATTCGAGCAGATACCTTTACTTCAGTCTGCGTCATAATCTTCTAAGCGTTGTTCATACTCTTGGTGGGTAGAACACGGCATATAGATTAAATTACCGTCCTTGTCGTGTGTATGAGTACCACTACAACCTAATTCTTCAGCTCTAGCTTCTGCTTCTTCTAAAGTTGTAAACTCGTCCTTCCCTACCATAGCTTTAGGATTATCACTATATCTCTCTATTTGTCTAAGTCTTATCTCTGCGAGTTCTTTAGTTGGATAGCAACCCATATTCCTGCCTGTCTCTGTTATTACGCAGTACTCTCCGTCTATCTCTTTAACTACTTTAAACTCTGCTTCATCAAACCCTGCTTCTGATATAGCTTCAGGTACTTCATCTGTTTGTTCTTCCTGTTCTATTGTTGCAGGTTGATAGTCTCTAAGCATATTGGCAGGTACAGATATTTTCTCAGCAGGAAGTAAATAGACATCTTGTTCTGTTGTAGTAGGTAAACCAACGCTTTGTCTTGCTTCTGCTACTGTTACCCACCCACCTTGTACTGCTAAGTTCATTCTCTCGTAAATCTCATTAGTATCTGTTTGCAAGGCTCTTACATCTGTATAATCATATCTAGCTTCTAAGTTATTAGAGTCAGGATAATCTATTTTAAGTATTTGATGTGTTATCTCTTGTGCGACCATATCCCATAATGGGATTAATTTCTGTTCTGTAAAGAACTCTCGCAAAGTCTTAGCGTTTGAGTATGTTGCATATTTCAAGCCGACTTCCATTCCGGCGAGAATGCTTGGGACTCCAATTACGGCAGATACTCTAGCTTCAAAGGATTCTCTTAAGTCTCCTATCTCTAAGTCTTTAGGACTAAAGGCAAGTCTCTCAACATTTACGCCACCTGATAGTACTAAAGGCTTACCACGATTCTGACCACCTGTTCTTCTTTGGAATGCTTTGGAAATTGATTCTCCTTCTTCTTCTGTTAAACCATATTCATCTTTAGGTGTAATCATAAAGCTAGGCACACCCATATTGGCAAGGATTGATGTAGCCATTTGTCCTGCACTCTCATCTCCATAAATCTCTCTAAGTAATGTTTTAACAGGCGAGAAACCTTGTCTGTGGTTTTCAGGGTCTAGACCAAGCCTAAAGTGAGCAACCATATCTCTATCTAAGTTAATCTTTTGATTTCTTACTTGATACTCGTAATATTCAATTAAAGTCTCATCACTACCTTTTGGAGTTACATTCTCAGGCATTAAAGGATATAAAGCAACTAATTGTCCTGCTTCATTCTTTTGTTTAAGTAAGTAAGCGTCTCCTGATATGTGCATTGATTGTACTAGATAGTTTTGTACAACATCTCCTGACATATAGGGATTAGGTCTTTTAAATAACATTGTAAGTTTATGATTAGGCACAATGTCTAGTTCTCCTACTTCATTAAGTTGAAAAACTTTAAGCTCTGCTTCAGCAAATGAAGTTCCAAGCACTTGTAAGCAAGATACTACTGCTGAGTTAGACGCACCATTACCTAAACCTTGTACATTGAATTGTCCTGCTGATGATTGATAACCTTGAATAAAGTTAGTGTTGTTTGAACTAACACCTTGTCTAAAAAAGTTAAAACCTGTACTTCTTTTTTGTTCTGAGTCTCCAAAGACAACTTCTCTGAAACTTCTTCTCTCTGCCATTATTCTCCTTATAGAGCTTTGTGAAGTAATGGACGCAACCCTTATCGGCACTACTCCACTCTGCTCTAATCTTACATTATATTAAAAAACTTTTATACTTTTGCGTACTTTTGATTCTATCACGGCATAGGCAAGACTATCAACAATGTCATCGTGTTCTGCTTCAGGGAATCTTAACAGTTCTGTTTGTACATCTCCAAACCAAGCAGAGTTCTTAGGGAAGAATATATCTCCTGCTTCCATTCTTGCAATAAGTGGATAAGCTCTTGATACTTTATCTCTGTCTGCTTTTAACGACTTAACTATTAATCCTTCTCTCTTAGCCATTTGAATAAACGCCAACTGATAACCTGCTCTTTCAATTCCAACATACGCAAGGTCAAACTGTTCAACTTTTCTTTGTAGTAATGGCAATAAATCAGGTGCTTCCATTCTTCGTCTGTCAATGTCGAGTACGAGAATCTTACCTTCAGGTGTGATAGCCACAGATGTGATGACCGTAAAGTCAGCACTCTCTTTAGTTGATGTTGCCAAGTCAACAGTTGCATATCTACGGCAATCTTCCAACTTGCACTCTTTGTCTTTATACTTGTAATAAACTTCCAAATAATCATCTTTTGTCTCCTTATCTACTGATATTCGTTCTTCTATGGAGTAATGCTCAAACCAATCTGCTTTAAATAAGCCACCTGTGGCTTCGATAAACTGAGCTTCGTATTCTTGAGCAAACAAGAAACTACCTATCTCTTGCTTTGCTGATTCTAATTCTTTGTGGTCAATGATTGGATTTGTGTGTGTTGGGTAAGTAAATCTGACCCAATCTTCTAATAAGTTTGCTTCTGAGTAGAGCTTTTCAAAAAAGTTATAACCTTTTGGTGTGCTGATAAATAATGCAGACCCTTTTTTCTCTGTCAATGCAGGTCTTAAAACTTCTGCCCAAGTTTGTGGTTTCATAAAGGCACACTCATCTAAAACAACAAAGTCAAGTCCTGCACCCCTTAACTTCATAGGGTCATCTGCTGACCTAACTTGAACTGAGCCACCTGTTGTTGTAATAATAGTTCTCTCAGCTTCTTTTACTTTTACTCCGTATTCAATGCCAATGCTTCTTAAATCTGCCCACGCTTCATTAGTCATAGAGTAAGAAGGTGCAATCCACCAAGCTCTTTTACCTTCCCAAGCGTATTTAAGGCAAAGCCAAACACCTAGTTTAGTCTTACCCCAACGCCTTCCTGCACTTAGAACTGTAAACCTTTTCATATTATTGACTACTTCTTTTTGTGCTTTGTGCAAAGGTGGTAGCTCAATGTCTAAGCCTGAGCTTACATTTGCGTCCAATGATGATTGCATTTTACTCCTGTGAGTCAAACCAAATTAAAAATGACTCAATAGCTTTTGTTGATATAGGCATAGAACTGTAAAACATTCCATAATCTGTAAAAACAGGCATAAAAACTATTGTAGGTACATCTTCAAAATCAATTACTATTTCTTCTTCTAAAACTTGTTCTTCAACATCTCTCATATCAAGATGTTGTATTATATCTGCAAACTTATCATTTAATTCTTTATCATTCATAATTTACAAGCGTCTCCACAATCATCATTAAATTCTTGTGATGTATCTATAAAAGTAGGATTATCAATAAACAAATTATCAGGTAATTTAAAATCTTCATTCTTCACTCTCTACCACTTCTCCTTCTAAATATTCTTGTTGCCCTTCAAGTAAGTTGCCGTCTGCCCAACGCAACCTTACTTTTGGATTGTCTTGATTCTCAATGGCAACTGTATCTCTCTTACCAAACAGATGTGGGTATCTTCTCTCTAAGTACCAAGCGTCTGCCTGCCAAGAGCCGTTCTCTCCTGCATTCTCAATTCTTTTTATACGCCTTTCGATTGCTTTGGCTTCTGCGATTTGTATTCTTTGCCAAACTTTATCGTAAGGGTGTATGCCTTGTTGTCCTTTTTTCTTCCATTCAGATAAAGCTGATGTGCTAATTCCTACTGATTGACACGCAAGATTAACATACATTCCTGATGATATAGAATCACAAAGTGCTTCTACTAACTGTTCATTATGAGCTAAAGTTTGCTTTGGCATTATCCACCCATAATAGCAAAGTCGGTCTCAAAAGAAACCGACCTGCAAGATTGTTTTAATTTATTTATTTAACCTAATGGCTCTCCTTTTTTTGCTCTTTTTTGCACCTAACACAGTACAAAAAGAAGTCGTGGTCTATGAAATTGCAACCTTGTTCTTCGCATACAAGAGCAGGATTCTCTAGCATTTTTTGTTTGCGTACTTCGTCTTGACCTAGAGCTTCGAACTTACCAAACCATTTGTTGATTGCATAAGGTGTTATGTCTATGTTGTTCCAATGTTTCTTGTAAGCAAGTATTGAGCCTTTAAGCATATCAGATGTTACTCCTGCTTCAGTTAGTTCCTTGCAAACTTTAAACCAACCTGACTTCTCTCCTTGAGTTCTAGGTGTATATCCAAGCTCATCACAAAAGACTTTGTATAATTCTTTTCTTTGTCGTAGGACTTGTTCATCAATCTTCTTTGGTTGTGGCTTGTCCACATCTATTGGTTTTAGTTCATTGGTTATAGTTCTATGTACTGTCTCCGATACTACCCTTGTATCGTCAGCAGTACTACCCCTAGTATCATCAGCGATACTACTAGATGTAGTGGTATCAGATTTAAGATATGGGTTGCTTGTTTTTAAGAAATATAGATTTGTCTGCTTGGCATTATCTTT